AGTACCATTTGCCGTCTGAATGTTTTTTCCACTTATCTTTGATCATATAGCCAGAGCCGTCAAAATAATACCAGGTTCCATCGATTTTTTCAAATTTCTCTTTTGGATAAGAACCATCTGAACGTACATACCACCAACCAGTTGAATTTTCTTTCCATCCTTTTTCAACGGTCAATCCGTTTTCGATATCGTGCTTGAATTGACTGCGACTGATACCCCAACTTGCTAAATAAGGGTATGGATCAACGTGGTCGCTATAATTATTAGGTTGATTGTTAGTACAGTATTCATGCGACTTAATGCCTTCCAACGCGTCCGAATCCAAAGTTTTTGGAAGGCCTGCTTCATCTGCTAGGTTGCGAAGTAATTCGATATACAGACGATAATCTTCTAAAAATTCTTCTTCAGTTGAATGGCTTTCAATCAGCTCGACTGCTGCATAGGTTTCATAATTCCAGCCACCACCTACATCGTAACAACCATTATTGACTGGTCCGACTTGCATGACTCTGCCATTACCCACGACATGAGAGAAGAAGCCAGATTCTACTGGTCTGCGCATGTGGTAGTCTGCTTCATTTTGTGCGGTTGAGTTTTTGTTGCCCGTTGAGTGAGCATGTACTTGTCTGTAAGGAGCGTATCCGATTTGTGGAAGTCCTTCTCTATATCTGCTTGTATCAATATCCATTTTTTATTTTTCCTTTCTTATGGTAAAGTTGTAGGCCAAGGTTCACTAGTTAAGTAAGAGATTGAGCTGACACGAATATCTCCGATATCACGGTCTGTTGGTACTGGATCAGTAAACTGGAAGCGCAACATATTGCTATCTCCAGCACCTCCCAAGTACCAAGTCCCGTAAGGCGTGCCCTTGTCATTGTAAATCCCGCCAATCAAGCTAGACTCAGACCTGAAACCTAGAGGGACTCCACTCAATCCTAAGATATAACAGTTTCTTTCTTTATCGCTCCCTTGTGGGCTATATCCAGCGCCACCTCTGCGAACAACACCAAACCAGCCCCACGACAACCCGCCGAATTGATACATAACCGTATCATTCTTTCTGCGTACTTTTAGATATGAAGCTCCTAACTTAGAAACGATGTTTAGTGTCCGCCACCCAGTGTCACCGGTCAAGACTTCCCAGCCTTGATTGTCGTTTCCTTTTCGTTTTATCCATTTCAAAGCGCCATTTGTTACAGCGGTATCGACGTATGTCGTTCCGACTGGTGCAGTAACCTTGCCATTAGGCATACCAGTTCCGTGAATTTCGTATTCATGGACTTGACCGCTTGCATTTGCATTTGCTGGCAAAATAATACTTCCGCCACCATCTGATAGGGTTACAATGTTCCCGTTGATACTGATTCTTTGAGGGATACCCACACCGTCACGACCGTTTTCCCCTTTAGGTCCTGTAAGTCCAATAGGACCTTGAGGTCCTACTGATCCAGGTAAGCCAGCTGGTCCTTGTTCCCCTCGTTCTCCACGAGGTCCAGGTTCTCCATCTCGCCCACGCTCGCCTTGGATACCTTGCAATCCTTGAGGGCCTTGTAAACCGTCTGCTCCTCTTGGTCCAGTTTCACCTGTTGCACCTTGAGGTCCACGCTCACCTTGAGGGCCAATAGGACCAGCTTCACCTTTGTCGCCTTTTGGACCTTGAGAGAGAGCAATATTCTGCAACTCTAGCTTAGTCGCAAACTGACTTGTATCAATATTAGGCTTATTCTCTAAAGCCACTACACGCTCTACAAGTGGCTTGTCATTATAGATGGTGTCATTATCAGGCTTGGTCTTTAACGCTTCAATATCGGCTGAAATATTGCTGATTTCAGTACGTAGGTTGCTATCATCATACGTGCCACCTTGCTCTTTGATTTTGGCAAATAGTTCATCCAATTCTTGCTTGGTTACAATGTCATTGACGTTAACAATTCGCCCTGATTCACGTTCAATGAGTGGTGTTTTAACTGCCTTGTCAATCTCACTTACATGAACGTTGAATAAGAAGCTATACACATCTGCTGACTGCTCTACCTTCTCAAAGTAGATATAGCCAATAACGGTTTCATCTGTGGTTATTAGAGATGTATCAAATTGAACCGTGAATGAATTATCTTCGATAGCTGCGTCTACTTCCTGGTATCGCTTAGTCCCCTTGAAATAAAATAAGCAGATAACCTTAGTAGCAGTCAAGTTATCAAGCGTAAATTTGAATTCAGCAATACCTTTATCTTTGCTATAAAATTCTTGATAGAGCCTATCTACATCTCGATTATTGGCTGAAATGGTTAATTTTTTCTCAATAACCTTCTTCAAGTGCTACCTCCTTTCTCTTAATAAAGAAAGAGAACCCAAAAGGGCTCTCAAATTTTTTAATCTTCATTTGGATGGTAGTATTCCAGGGCACGTTCGCTATCGGTCAATCCAGCGGTTGTTGGATCAGTAACCACTCCGAGCAATACGAGGATGTAAACAAACGTGTTCACACCGTCTTGGATGTTTTGTGGCACTTCAAGTCCGAATTGTTGAGCCATAAGAAATACTGCTCCTAGTAGTGCAATAAGCGTAACTTTATTTTGTAAACGTAATTTCCAGTTAATTTTATTCATTTTCTTTCTCCTTTATCTCAATTTCTAATTTGTCTTTTTGGTCAACATTGACTAATAACTGTCCTAATTTCTTAGCGTTATCTTTTTTGATTTGGTTGATGTAAGGTTTCAAGAATTCTGGGAATGCCCAACCAATAGCTTCCCAATTCTCAAGTACAGAGCCTAGATAGTTGATAATAAAGAACATTGTCCAACCGATGCCAAATGTTCTGATCCCCAACGCTCTCGAATACATCGCTACAAGCATAATGACCACGAATACAACGAAATGACGAATCAATCCCATCGTGCCAATCTTACTGTCAAAACGCTTTGTTTTAAAGGCTTTAACATATCCAGTAACAATATCTAAAACCATCAACCAAAAAAAGATATGAATGTATGGACTGTGAGATAGGTTTTTAAGATGACCAATTAACTCGCCAAACATAAAATCTTGCATAAACCACCTCTTATTGAACAGGTTTTGTTTCTAGCTCGCTAGATGGTTTCTCAGGTTTAGGAGCATCCCACTTCCACACTGCAAGGATTCCATTTTGTGATGGTGCGCCTTCAAGTTGTTTGAGTGCTTCCCCCTGGTAAATGAATTGTTGATTGGTTTGAATAAGGATGCGTTTCCCTTCGCCGTTAAGTTCGACGTGCTCTGGGTCTTCAATCGCAAACATAGAACCAGGGGCATAGCTCTCACCAGTTTTCGCAAGTGGAAAGAGTTCTACGAGTTCCTTATATGTCGTACCATAAGCAATTTTTTCACCCATGATAGAATCTTGAGCCATAACACGAACTACCTTATTGATTTTCTCAGTGATTTCAAGCAGTTGGTTCTGCTTGGTTTCAGTTTGAGTTAGCTTCTGTTCAGCTTGCTCAATTTTAGATTGAGCTTGGACGATTGCTGCCCCTGGATCTAGTTCAGCTTTAAGAACATCAAGAACTGCTTGAATTAGCGTTTCTTCGTTTTCTTGAGTGCGGTCTCCAACGAGTTCACGTTGGTTGGTGCTGTAGCGGTTGCCATCCTGTAGTCGAATTTCAACTACTGTAGTGATTTGATTGCCTGCTCCACGAGTGTATGGCTTAGTAGCCAATGAATAGTTATTTACTTCCATTAATTTTGTCCTTTCAATTTCACTTCTTCAAATTTTACTTTTAGTTCTTCGTCGGATTCGATGATTCGTTTCATCTGCTCAAGTTCCATAGCTGTAACTGTGTATAGAGCTTCTAGTGTAGCTGATTGAGTAGCTTCATTGCTGATTCGTTCACTCAACGATTTAATCGTGAGACTGCTGATTTGTTTGTCTTGTTCGTTCATGTTGTTTCCAACCTTTCTACCTTTTGGTTCAATTCTTGAATTGCCTTGATGAGAAAAGGCAATAGTGCGAATGTGTTATATGAATAAGCACCGTCTGGATTCTCCAAGAATGCTTCTGGAGCGACTTCACGGACATCTTGAGCCATGATACCGCATGAAATATCTTCGGCTTTACCATCATATTCTTTACGATAAGAGTACGTTTTAAGACTTTCAATGACATCGAGTCCGTTGACTTGACTATCTTGGATATTTGTCTTGTATCTACGGTCTGATAAGTCTTTGTTGAGCGTAATCCAGTCGTATGTACCGTTGTCTAAATAAAAATACAGATAGCCATTTTGAGCGTTCATGTGTGTGTATCTAGGAGAACTCATCCAAAATCCATAACCACCACCATTTTCACGTTCATCGTAGTAAATCTTACCAGTAACTCGTAAATTTCCGTAGACGACAGGTGTGTTCCAGAATCTCGCAGTATTGTAACAATGCATTTCACCAGTATTTTTCACAAACCAAGCCTGATTGCCCGGTGTTCCCCAGTTATTTCCCCAGTTCACCCAAAGGGCAGTTTGCCCTGTTTTCCAACCACCGTCTGACATACCAACACGGAAACTGTTAGAACCAGTCAACCAGAAAACAGTAGGGTCTTTATCGTGTGTACCAATTTGGAATCCTCCGATTTTACCCTTGTACCCTTCAAGCAATGTCGCAGTAACTACTACTGACCGTAGCTTGTTGATGAAAGCTGTTTTAGCAGCAAGCGTATCAGTAAATACATCATTAGCTACAAGCTTCTTCGCTAAAGCAGTATCAAATATCAACTTGTCTGCTGAAATTGAATTTGAGCGAATAATATCAACATTCAATGTACCAACTGTGGCATCTCCTACAAATAGGCGCTTGAAATAACCGTCAATAGCCGTGATTTCATCAGCAAGCGTTTTCCCTTTTAGACGGATTTTATTAGCTTCAATCAAGATATTGTTAGCGTTCGTATTGATTTGTGAAGCGATGGCACCAGCATTAGTCAAGGTCTGTATTGCGTACGAATCAAAGAGTTGTGACACCTTTGTTTGAGTTACAAGGTCTTGTGCCGATGTATCATCTTTGAATTCTTTCGGAGGTGTTTCACCACGAATAAGCGATACTTTACCGACGGCAACCGTACCGTTTTTCATTAACCAAATTTCAAGAGGAAATTCTCTTGATTTTGTCGATGATTTCTGAACGGTCATCGTACCAGTGATGATTTGAGTACCTGTTTGTGTTAGGGTTACTCTATCAGATGCAAGTCCACCGTCAGAGGCCCATAGCTCAATTCCAAGCGGTGCATCTGGTAAAACATCTACCCATACTTCTATGCGATAGCTGAGCTTCTCGCCCTGTCTAAAATTAGATGTAGTAAGAGGTAGTTTGAATCCATGATATACAGGTTGATTTTTACCAGAATTTGTGATTCTTAGCAATTTTGTGTCAGCTTGAACTTCGACAATGTTTGCTTCTAATTGCTTTTTCTGCCACTTACTGAAATTCGTTGGGTCAAATACAAGGTTTGAATTATCTTCAACATACTTCTTGACTTCTGTTTGAAAGATTTGGTTAGTCATTACCATGCGAGAAATATTATCTGCGATACCGTTCTGAGTATTTCCGATAATTCTCTCGTAGAGTTGAGCTGTTTCTTTGACACGTTGGAACTCGATTTGGTCTGCTTTGCCAGCGACTAGACTTGACATTTGAGCCATGCGCCCGTTGATGTTGCTTGTAAATGCGCCAAACATCTGAATGTTGTTTGTTGTCGTTTGAGTGATTCTCAAGTTGAGACCGTTCAAATCAGCTCTATAATCGCTTTTAAACGTATTCATGTCGCCTGAAATACGTTCACTCAGACGTTTAGCTTCGTTTGCAAGTTCAGTATTTGCTCCAGTTTTCCTGAGAGCTTCTTCTGCTTTTGCTTTGGCTTCTTCAAATCCAGCTGGACTGAAATCTTGAAATCGTCTGTCTATTTCTTCGGACAAGGCCTTCTTATTCTCCTCTGCTTTGGCTTTGGCGAGTTCGAGTTGATCATTGAAATCCTGTTTGATTTGGCCAACCTTGGCATCAAATCCTCTGTCCGCTTCTTCAATTTGGTTTTGAAGTTGTTTTTCAAACTCGCTAAATTGTTCAATTTTCTTAGTAATAGTCCCGGCATACGAATATTGTGCATCATTTCCTGATTTACTATCGGCGCTGATACGACTACGAAGGCCTCCTTTAAAACTAAAAGATTGACTCAATACAGGAGTTTTAAATGTTTCTCCCTTGTTTGTTTTGATTGTCACCCATTGGCCAACGTCAAGGAGAAGATGGCCTTGAAAGTTCAAGTTGAATGGATAGTATCGAATGTCCTTGATTTTGTGATAAAGGTTATCTAAAATCGATTGAGTCATGAACGGATTTTCAATTTCAAGCGAACGACCTGTGCGAGTTCCGACAGTTAGACCTTCTTTGTCTTTCTTGCAAGTAATACCTGCAATCTGATACTCGACTTCGCTTTTAGTTAAGCCGTGTAAGAAGTAATTATCTGCGGTAATCACGATACCTGAGTCGGTCAACTCTTTGATTTCAAGTTTTCCTTCTCGGTTAAAAAAACAAGACATTCCGAGCATCTGAGTAGCTAGACTCAACACATCTCTGAATGTCATTTTTTTCTCTTTAGGTTTAGTCTCGATTGCATAATTCATGGATGTGATATCCATGTTTTCGTTTGCTAGCTCTACACCAGCTTTTAGACAAATCTCTTTAATAACTTGTCTGATTTCTGCCGGGAAAGTCAAGTCTGTGACATATTCATGATTTAGCTTGAACATTCCGTCCATGAGGTCTAGTGTAGTTGTGTTTCGATTTCGGTCAATTTCAATATCGTTGATAAAGTATTCACCCATCTTCACCCATTCGTAGGTTCCATCAACCAAAAGACCGATTTCAGGATGAATCTTATCTAGCTTATTAAAAGTGGTAATGATGCTCGTAAAGACGATTTTAGCACTGCCTGCGCATGTTCCGCCAGGCTTGTAAGTATCGCCTTTGATGTAGCCGTACTCAAAATTAGCTTCTTTGATATCACTTGATTGATACTGTCCTACTCTGATAGCAAGAGTACGGTTTTTAGCGAACATCGCTTCATTGAATTTATGTCGTCTGAATATATCCATGTTCTACCTACCTTTCTATCAGATTGAACTTAGCACCAGACCAAGGCTTGAACTTCTCAGTAAATGAATAGCTAGGAGCCGTTCTGTCTCCAACATAAAAAGTCTTCGTGGTTTGACCCGACATAGGGTCAGGATAGGACACCGTAAAAAATTCAGGTGATACGGCATTTAAAAGTTGACTCATTTCATCTTGAGTCAGCATGCCCCACTCACAATCTAGTTTACGTTTAACCGTGATACGGTCACGCACCATGTCTCCGTTAGCATTACGCCCTGTTTCTCCGTCGATGTCCTGGATATCGACCTGAAAATATTTGGGAGGCTTGACAGCCACCCCATTAATAATTAAGCGTGCCATTTTACCTCCCTCTAAATGTTAAGCAAGACTTGTCCTGCACGTTCCTGTTCTCTATTGATTTCTTGAATAGCCACACGTCCGAATTCGTGGCCACCAATCTGGATCACGATGTCACCATTGCCACTAAATCCTCCAGATTGTGGCAATCCACCACCTAGAGCGTTAACGACAGCACCGCCTACGATACGTCCCATGGTCTGTAAGAACCCAGTATTCTCAAGAGGCATCACAACCTCTTTACCAGCCTCACCAATCATGGCTACAGTAGGACTGTCAACGATACCACCACGGGCAAGACGAGGGAGGCTCACATAGCCAATACCGCCAAGAGATACGCCAGGGATTTTGTTAATCAAACCAATAACACCGTTGATCATACCAATGAAACCATTAACCACGTTCTCGATTGTTCCAAGCACTGCGTTAACTGCGCTTCTAAATGCTCCGCCTACTGCACTACCGACTGCTTGACCAGCTCCGACAAAGATATTCTTGACGGTAGACCAGACACCACTAAAGAAGCTACCGATGTTGCTAAATGCGTTAACCACTGCATTATAAGCACTTGTGAAGATACTTCCAAACCAAGTGGCTACGTTAGCAAGTGCATTCGTGACGTCATTCCATCTCCCAGTAAACCAATTACCAAGACCGCTAAACACATTCGTCAAGCCAGTCCATGCCTTCTGAAACAT